CAAAAGACCATTGAGAAGGGTCCAGGGCTCTTTGGTGATCCAAGATTAAGGGACCAGTTGTCAGATTTTTCTGGACAAAGATATGACATTCTTACGATGATTGCTGAAAAGCATGGGGTGAAAATAGAAAAGAAATCATCCTTAATTTTACCAGGCTAAACCTTGCAACAAAAGGGAGATAATTATGCAAGAAATTAAGAAACAATTAGAAGAGATCGACAAAGCCGAATTGACTGAAAAGCAAGAAGCTCAATTTGATAGTTGCCTTAAAAAGCTAGAGAAGCTTGATACGGCTTCCTCAGTCAGTGGGGCTGATGTTGATAATCTAAGAGCAAAAGTTGGAGCTCTTTTAGCTTCTACTAAAGAAGAAATTGAAGAAACTGGAGAAGATTTAACAGATCCAGAGAGTCCAAATGAGGGCGATGAAACGGGAGCCTCAACGTCTGAAGAAGACACAACGGCCTCTGGATCTGAAGATGACTTAAACCAGGATGACACCTCTGAAAAGTCGGATGCCTCCGATGATGAAGTTGATTCATAGTCATTATGTTTTGAGGGGGGCTAGTATGACCCCTCTTTTTTAGGAGTTTTGATGGATTATAAACTAGAGAAAAGAATATGCTTATCAAAGAATTGTAACAAAACATTCAAGACCTTCCCCAACAGTCCGGCAATCTTTTGCCAAAAAGACTGTCAATATGTCAGCGGGAACAAAAATAAATCACACCAAGAAATAAAAGAGTTCCATGGAAAATTTGTAGGAGCTGCACTTAAAAAAACCAAGGAGTAGATTATGGCAAGAGGAACATCTGCACAGGCTTATAATTCAATTCTTCCAAGTCTGGGAGATAAACAAAAAGAAGTTCTGAGAGTAATTAGAAATCACAAAAGAGGGATCTCACTGTTTGAGCTACCCGATCAACTTGGTTGGCCGATCAATGCCATTTCTGGCAGAGTCACAGAGCTATCCCAAAAGGGTCTTATCAAGGCCGATGGGACAAAGGTCAATCCCCACACTGGAAGAAAAGCGACGATCTGGCGAATAGTTTAAGGGCTTAGTATTCAATTAAAGAAATGGACAACGGCTCTCTCGTTTTTGATGAGGGGAAAGAGCCGCATCCACTAAGGTAAGTAGATAAATCTGCCTTACTCTCGACAATAGTTTTGCGGGAGTATTTGAATATGGCAAGTCCAAAGAAGCCAACACTTGACGAAGTGCTGGATTATGCGGAACCCAACATAAAGAATTTCATCTCAAAAGAGGCCAAGGGTCTGCCTTTTGAGCAAATTGAGGAAATTCTGCAGGAAGGGTTCGTCAGAATAATAAAGGCTTATGAAGGTCTTGATCCAGAGATGGGTTGGAAGGCTTTTGTATATAAACACGCCAGAGGTGCGGTTCTTGATTACTTAAAAGGTGGTCATGGATTTACTGAGGAAAGGTGGTCAATAGCAAAACCGGAAGAACATAATTCACGAAACGTCAGCAAGATCCGAAGTAGATTGGGCTTGGTGAACGAAAAAGGTGAGGATATGTCCGTCGATTTTGTCCTGGGGATGAACGGCGAGTTTGATGAGTTTGTGGACAAGCTCAAAATAAACTGGGATCTGGTATCTCGGTTGGCTAGTAATGACATCGGAGTGAATGTTTTTAGTAGATACATCCAGGGGTTTTCCATTGAGGAAATATCTCACCGACTAAGGCTCTCAAGAGCTCGAATCGGTCAAATTTTGGATGAATTTATATCTCGTTTTGATGATCCTAACTGGAATTGGAATCCACGATTTCAACAAATTTGCTTCGCTTTTGGGCTCTCTGAGCTTTTAGGCTACCCACCCGATGACAATGGGAAAGGCTGGTCTTTTGTTCCAGTCAACATTTTCGACACGACACCACTCCCACCAGAGGAAGATCCACAACTAAGCTTTTTAGTTTTAATCGAGGATGGGGATGGCAAAGAAAAAGAGTAAGAAGAAAGCGACAAAAAAGAAAACCAAAAAATCTGTGAAGAAGCCACAGAAAAAGGTCCTTACTCAACTTCAAGAGAACTTCTTGAGGGAATACGTCGTTGTCCGTAATGCCACAGAAGCAGCCAAAAGAGCTGGCGTTCAAGGTAACAATCTCAAACAAAGAGGCCACCAGATTCTCCATGATCCATTGGTTCAAGAGAAACTAAAGACCTTTACCACAAGAAAATGGAACGAACGAATCGGAGCTTTTGATCGGATGTTGGATCGCCTTGAGTTCATAGCTTGTGATGATTTTGAAGAAGCTGACATCACCGATGTTGTTAAGTGGAGCAAAGATGATGTGATCTCAATGACTCTTTATGAAGACATCTCCCCACAGGCCAGGAGATCTATTAAATCGCTCAAACAGGTGATTTCTAAGAGTGGGGATATGGGAGTGGCCGTTGAAATGAAGGACACTGGTCAAGCTCTGGCGGCCATGAAAATGCTTGGAGATTATTTAGGACTCAAAGAATACATGAAAGAAATGAAAGCAAGGGAGAAGGAAGTACATGAGAAAGCTCAATCAGGCACTCGTGAAAGAACTGAATCAACTAGAATGGAGCGACTTCTTGATAATGCTAGACTCTACAAAGAGCGAGCAGGATCAAAAGGATCTGATAATTCATAGGTGCGCGGAGGATATTAGAGGCTTCGCGGTTCTCTTTTTCCCCCACTACTGCACAAGGAAGTTCAATGTTTTTCACGAAGATAGTTTTCAGAATTACAAATGGGCCGAGAAGGATGTGCGACGAGTTCGCGCTGCGCCTCGTGGAGCAGCAAAATCTACGCTCGCCTGTCTCATTAAGCCGATTCACGACGTCTGTTATGACCTGGAAAAGTTCATTGTCGTCATATCGGCAACAACTGCGCTGGCAAATAAAAAGCTCAAGAATGTTCGGCAGGAGATACAGTTCAATCCTTTTTTGGCTGATGTTTATGGAACTTTCTTTCCAACTAAAAAGCCAGGGGCACAAGAATTTGAAGCCCATTCAGACATCTCTTCAACATACTTTGTGGCGTTGGGAAAGGGGTCTGCAGTTCGAGGAATCAGTATCGGACAATATAGGCCAACTAAACTTGTATGCGATGACGTCGAGGACGCAAGAGAAGTTCTCAATGAAATGCTACGGCAGAAAGATAATGACTGGTTTTTTGAGGATGTTCTTAAAGCTGGTGACACTGGTACTAACGTGGATTTCGTCGGAACGGTACTTCACCCCGAATCTCTATTAAAGAAGCTCCTACAAAATCCTAGATATGATGTGATGCCAGTTTATCAATCCATTATGGAGTGGTCACAACATGAAGACCTTTGGGAGAAGTGGCGAGAGATCTACAGGGACATTGATCTCAAAGATCGAGCTGGAAAGGCAAACGCCTTCTATAAAGAAAATGAAGAGAAGATGGTCGGTGGCACTGTCGTCATGTGGCCTGAGAAAGAGTCCTATCTGGACCTTATGATTGAGATGGAAGAAATCGGCCGACGAGCTTTTATGAAAGAGAAGCAGAATGATCCGGTTGGCGCAAATGACACAATCTTCGAGAACTTTCATTGGTACAGAGAAGAACAAGACGGACTGCGGATCGAGAGCAATGGAGCTCTTATCCCATGGAAAAATCTTCTTTCAGTGGGGGCTATTGATCCCGCCACTGGTCAAAATGGTTCCAAAGTCCGAAAAGGTAAGCTGCCGGATTATACTTGTATTCCATTGGGCTACAAAGACCTCAAGAAGAGACTTTTTGTTCACCATGATTTTACAAAACGGGTGTCCCCGTCGAAGGCAATAGAGGAGATTTTTAATCTTTACGACAAATATGAGTTTGAGAAATTTGCTGTAGAGACCAACTTATTCAGAAACTTGCTGCTTCCTAACATCAGGGATGAGCAGAAGCGCAGGGAGAAGAAGACAGGTAGTAGTTTTAAAATATCGTTTTATGATGTGGTTCAAACGGAAAACAAACACGAGAGGATCTATAGAATGGAGCCTAAAGTGAATCATGGCTGGATATTATTCAATAGGGCATTGAGTGCTCCTTTTAAGAATATGTTTAGAGATTTTCCTTTTGCAGATCACGATGATGCACCGGATGCCGTCGAGATACTGTGGAACTTAATTCATAACCGATACAAACCATCAGCAATGAACGTCAATGTGATGAACAGGTAGATTCACGAAAGACCAGTGAGGAAAATTTATGTTTAATTGGGGTAATAAGAAAAAAGGTGGCTATTCACGCAGCCGATCTGGAGCAAGGCAGAGGAACAACCTTGGTATCATTGGGCTTCCTAATGACAAGAAAAAGCTGAAGTTCAGAGATGAAAAGCTGGAGCTCCTTGATTCCTATTATGAAAATACTCAATACGATCATTTAATGGATTGGGAACAAGATTGCTATGCTGACAACACTCACATTCCTATAAGAAAGCGATGTCCTAGAATTAAAATGCCTATTGCTAAGATGATGGCCTCAAGGCTTACATCTATGCTTATTGGTGGGGATGCTTTTCCTGATTTAAGAATTGACAATATGCCAGACGAGCAAGAGTTCATCAAGGCTGTGGTCAGAGAATCTCATATAAAATACAGAATCCTAGAGCCATTTAAAAGAATGATAAATTGTGGATCAGCTTTTGTTCGCTTCTACATATCTGGTGGAACAATGAAAATGGAGCACTTCAGCTCTAAATACTGTTACCCCACTTTTGATGAATCAGATCAACTTGAAAACGTGGTCATAAAATATGTCTTTGAAGATCCTGACGAGACAGACAATGACGGTAACTACCAAAAGAAGTGGTTTAAGATGGAGCTCACCAAAATGAGTGAAATCATTTATGACACTCCCAATTTCGATCCAGACTCTACAGATGAGCCTGAGTTCACCGTTGTTGAGCAAGTGGACCATGAACTTGGATTCGTCCAGGGAACTTGGTTCAGGACCTCTGAGGATCGTCATAGCATCGATGGTTATTCAATGATTGCTGACTGTTTGGATTTCATTGACGAGATGTGCTACTCGCTATCTCAATCCTCCACAGCGGTTCAATACAACCAAGATCCACAGCTTGCTTTCAACTCCATGGATGAAGATGAAATGGAGAAAGTAATAAGATCAGCAGCTAAATCTTGGAATCTTGGAAGAGAGGGAAAAGCCGAGTTCTTGGAATCCAACCTCTCTGGTGTTGAAAAAGCTATAGAGCTTCGAGACAAGTTCCGTCAGAACATTCAGGATGTAATGAGAATCCTATTGATGGACCCTGAGAAAATGGTGGGGAACGCTCAATCTGCTAAAGCTATGGAGGTTCTTCATGGCCCTATGGTGGATCTTGTTCGTGAGATTCGTGGGGTTATTGAACCACAACTCAAAGAGCTCTTAATCAAAATGGAAGTGGCAATCCTCAGAGCTAATGAACAGGGAATGGATATTCCTTTCGATATGCCCCCAGGTTGGCAGCCCGAAACAATAATATTCAGTATTAAGTGGAAACCAATATTTCCGGAGACAATAGAAGATCAACAAAAAAGAGTGAGTCTTGTCATAAGTGCAAAGACTGGCGGGTTCCTTTCTCGTGAAACTGCTCTTAAGAATGTTGCTGATATTTTCGGAGTGGAAGACATCGAACTCGAAATGAAGATGGTTGACGATGATCCAGTGACTAATCCATTCGGAGGATTTTAGTGGCTAAAAAGAAGGATGAAAATAAGCGCGTAATATTCCGACGGATCGGTGGTCGTGTCATCCCTATTACTGTGGGGGGAGCTGCTGCTGCCTCTGCCGCCAATACTACAAGAGTCTATAAAAAAGGGAACATCACTATTGATAAAAAGAAGTTCTCTTTTGCTCCTGTGACTAAGACCTTTGGATCTCGTTACAATTTAAGCGTAGCAGGAAAGAAAGCAGCCAATGCCACTGTGGCCGTTGCTAAAGACGGAGAGGCCTCTTTCGGATGGCTTGGTGTAAAGAAGAAATTTCAAAAAAAGGGCTTGAGCAAAGTCCTTTCAAAAGAAGCCATTAGAGATTCACGCAGAAAAGGCGCGACTCATGTATTCAATCAAGTCATTCACCCAGGAAGTGCTCTCACTAACTATTCAAAAGGCAGAGATACTTTTTGGAAAATAAGTCAGAGAGCCAAAGCTGATGGTGGTGTGAACTTCTTTGAGACTACAAAAACCAAAGCCATGCAGAAGGTCAATAAGGCTCACAAATTTCATAAAGAACTTGGAGCTGAAATTGCTCAAGAAGCTAGAAGATCGTTGCCAAAGTACAAGAGTGGAAAGATCCGATTCTCTAAGGCTCCAAAGTTTGCTCGACAAATCAATAAGAAGGTCAGTCGGGTTGCTGAACATCACATATTTAAGATGGCAAAGGCAGACTCTCCTATATGGAGAAACACTGATCTCAAGGGAATGAAGAAAATCACTAAGTATTCAAAACCTTTCAGAACAACAAGAAACAAAGTTCAATTAGCTGGTGGAATCGCTTTGGTTGCCGCCGGAGCTCTTTTTGGAGGAAGCAATGGCAAAAAGAAAAAATAATAATGGTGTAGTTTTCAGAAGAGTCCGAGGAAGGATTGTTCCCATTAAGTTGTCAAAAGCTCAAAGAGCTCGACTCAATGAGGGTGCTGCCGGAGCTGGAATAATGGCTGGTGGAGCTGCGGTTGGTATTGGTGCAGGAGCATCTATAACCAAAGCTGAAAGCTTCCTAAATCGAAAGTCTGCCAGAAATGTTAGAGCTTCAAAGCTTTTCAAATCATACAAAGCAAATCACAGACAGATGTCTCTCTTTGGTCATAGTAAAACTACAAAGGCCAATCTCCTTCTTAATAAATCGAGAAAGAAAGTCAGACTTGGTAAATCATTGGTTCCTCCTGTTAAGAAATTCGGCAAAGGTGCTGCAGCTTTCTTGGTTGGTTATGGAGCTTCCAAGGTGGTGAGAGCTACTCATGGAAACAAAAATGAGACTGTCGATGCGGTAGTGGGGGCCACTGTTGGTGCTGCTGCCTATAATCCTAGAGGGACTTCAGAATTTCTTTACAAGGTGGGTGGCAATCCTAAGAAAACAGGTAAAGCCGCATGGAGAACAGCCAAAGCAATCATAAGGTTAAAAACTAAAATCAAACTATGAGCTTTTTCGAGAATAATAAAGTGGAGACTCTTGCACAGTCTCAAGCCGAGGAAGTGCAGGAGCTCAATAAACGAGAAGTAAAAAAGATGATGGTTCTATATAAGAGAGTCCGTCTTGAACTTATTGATCGTCTCAATTCAATGCCAAAGGGAACTTTCACAGCTCAGAGAATGAGATCGTCTTTAATTCAAATTGATGCTGCTTTGCTGGAAATGCAGAGAGTTCTCGGAAAAGGTATTCAAGAAAGCTCCATGATTCTTGGTGAGAGATCATCTGAGGATCTAATCAAAGAGCTCAACACTTTTGACAAAGAGTTCACTGGAGCTGTTACCCCACTCAATCTGGATTCAGCAGTGGTTGCCTCTAAGACTTCCAACTTCCTCTTTGAGAGACACCAGTCGAGTCTCACAGCTTACAGCAAAGCTTTAAGACAGGACTTTGCCATGGAGCTCTCAGAAGCTGTTTTAATTGGTAAATCTAATTATGAAGTAGTGGGAGAGTTGGCTCAAAAGTTTAAAGGTGAACAGTGGAAGCTGGAAAGAATAGCCAGAACAGAGCTCCACAATGTCTACAACATAGCAAAAATGGAAAATATGAAAGAGGTCAGGGATTCTGGAGATATGCCGGATCTGATGAAAACTCTCTTTCATCCAATGGATTTAAGAACTGCCAAAGATTCAAAGAAGCTTAATCGAGAGAATCCAAAGATTCCTATTGATAAGCCTTTTAAATTTAAGTGGGGAGATCAGGAGAGGGTATTTATGGCCCCACCAGATAGGCCAAACGATAGAGCTATCTTGCTTCCCTACCGCAAGGACTGGAAATAAATCGGCATGAGTCGATATGTAGAAACTAACAACTAACGGGAGGAGACTCGTATGTCAGGAACAAACGATGACGACAAAAATAAGAACGATGCTGGCGCTGGCGCTGGTGGCGAAGGTGGAGCTGCTGATAAAGGTGGTGAAGCTGGAGGAGATAAAGGTGGAGAACTTAATCCGAATCCAAACCCTAACCCTGGTGGCGACGGTGGAGAAGGAACTGAGTTTGATTATACCGATCCTGTAAAGGTCGAGAAAGAACTCAAAAAACTCCGCAAGGAAAATGCCTCCCGTAGAGTATCTGGCAAGGACGCTAACGAGAAGTTAGCTGCAATGGAAGAGACTCAAAGAAAGTTAAAGATCGCTTTGGGAATTGAAGAAGAAGAAGATCCAGCCGAACAAGTGGAAACTCTTAGATCTCAAAATGAAGCTTTACAAATGGAAATACAGCTCAACTCGATTGCGAGTGATTTGGAAATTCCTGCAAAGAATCAAAAATACTTTAAGTTTTTGATTCACGACAAACTGAGTGAAATGGAAGAAGGCGAGGAGCTTTCCGACGATGATCTTGAAAAAATCGCGCAGGAAGTAAAGGGAATGGGTGGCGCAGCTCCTGGTTCAACTGGTGTGAACAGTGGCGGTCAAGGTGGTGGCGGTAAAGCCCCAGCTAAAGGTGGAGATATGACTGTGGAACAGTTTGCTAAAATGTCTCTGACTGAAAAATCATCCCTCTACACAAAGAATCCAAAAGAGTATGAGCGATTATTTTCATCAGCAAAAGAAAAAGGATTAGTTTAACTAAGGAGAATTAAATGAGTGCAACTCAAGCAAGTGATGTGGCCTTCGTGCCAAAGGTGTGGTCCGACCATATTAATGCCTATTATGACAGAAAAATGGGATTAGGTTCGTTGGCCGTTATGGATAAAACTCTTCAATCAGAGCCAGGGGAAACTGCAAACTTTCCTTATTTCAAGACTATCGGTGCAGCTCAAGAGCCTGCAGAAGATGAAGGTCTGGAAGTCGAAGCTCTCCAAGACGATGCGTTCAGCGTAACCGTCAAAGAGATCGGGAAAGCTGTTGGTTGGAAAGACAAATCAAGACGCAAGTCTTCAGCGAACAAAAAGGGAATCAGACCTAATGGTATTCAAGAAGGTGAAGCTCAACGTCAAATCTCGCGTGTATTCGCTGAGAAAGTTGATGCTGATATTATTACAGAGATTAATAGTGTCGGAAATTACTCCGCTGGTTATGTGGCTACTTCTTCAACTCACACTTGTACTGTGCAGAAGATTTTACAGTCTAAGATTACCGCTTTCGGTGACAAGCAAAGTGATGCCTTGGCAATCGCAATGCACTCTCAGGATTTCTTATCCATGATGACGGACACTACTACTGGCTTTCTAAAAGCTGATGCTAATGATCCTTTTTATGGTCGTCCTGGTTTCGAGGGTCGTTTACTTGGAATGGCGTTGTTCACTTTGGACACTATGCCTTCGGTCACTATTGATTCGACTGCAGCCCATTACCATTTCATATTCAAAGCCAACCCTTTTGGGATTTATATGGCTGAAGATATGGACCCAGAAATGGATCGTGACATTCTCCATCGTGAGACAATCTTGGCAGCCACTATGTGGTACGGAGTGCTTGCACTTCATGGCAAGGTAGCAACCGATGATAAGAGAATTGCTCGTGGAGCTTTCTGCGTATCAGCTTAATTTGAGTGGGGGCTCACAAGCTCCCTCTCTTCGCTTTTTTGTTTAATATTTAGATAGGAGATTTTATGTCTTTAAGTAATGAAAGCAATCCGCAGGTTGCTGTAATCCCTTTAGGTTCTCTGGCAACAGATGACGTTCAGGTTCCTGCAATTCACTTCCGAAAGGCAGTGAAAATTTTAAGTGTGAAGCTTGTCAATGGTGCTGCCATTACTGCTTCTGATACTAACTTTGTTCAAGTTGGCCTTCAGCACGTTGGCGGCAACGTCATAGCTGAGATTGACACTCGTGCAGCCCATGAAAATGCGCTTGTTAAGAATGTTGGTAAGGCTTTAAACGTGAGCGCGGTTGAGGATGATGTTGCTGCTGGGTCTAACCTAGAAGTGGATTATCAAGAAGGTGGAACTATTGCCCTTACGAGCGCAGTTCTATTAATCGAATACTTTAACAAGTAATCCAAAGCGGGGTTAATTCCCCGCTTTTTAAAATGGGAGGTTCCTATGGGAGCAACAATGTCGAGAAGACGAATGAAAGATAAGAAGAATAAAAAAGCAAAGACTATGAAAAAAGTCGCTGCTGAAGTAACAAAACCAACGA